CACAAGATCTGGCCAATGAATGTGCACACCTGTCTTGATACCCTCCTTGACAGGACGGGGCTTGGTTCGGGCGATGAGACACCGAGATGATGTTCCTATTGAATCATGAATTATTGAACAAAATTTCAAAATATCATCGTCGCTCAATTTCTCTGGATCTTTGTAATCAAAATCTACAAAAAACTTAAATCGCGTGGTTTTTTGCTCAACGACGTAGAGTTTCGAACCTGTTTGAATGTACTCCCGGAAGAATTCATCTGATTCTTCCGGAGGGACATTGAGACTTCCTCCATCCATGAGGACATGTGTGACTGGCCCGTTTGGGACGCGCCACCGCTGAACCATTGTTTTAAATAAGACGTGTTTCTCTAACTATCTTCGTCAGAACTATCATGCGTCAAAAAAGCCCAAAAAGGCCTTGATTTCTTCTTTGGGGGAGGCTCCTCTCCTTCAATCTTCTCAATCTCAAAGCAGAGTCTCCTGAGGGTCATTTCCTTGGCGAGCTTTTCTGGGTCTGAACCGTCCTTGCGAAGATCAACAAGAATCTTCGCGAGCTCGATTTTCGAGCGTGTCATGTATAAATTGAGACACCTTTAATTTTTCAAATTATCCCGCAAAAGATTGAATGATGTTTTGCATGTATCGAGTGCGTTGTAAAACTCTGGGTTTTCGAGAACATGGGTCCGAATCATAGGCCATATATTTGTTCGGCTTGATATAGTTTCGAGGGTCTCGAACGAACACTCGTCGTTTTCATCGTAATTGCGACGGTAGGGCACTCGGCTCGACTCCATCTTGTCTTTTTCACTTGTAAACTGCCGAACTATTGAACCGTGATCAATTTCAGTCATTGGAAGATCGAAAATGTACACGTGATATGTGTTGTGGGCAGAGACCCCCTCTTCAATATCTCTCGGTTCTGGTGTATCGGTCACAAATTTAAAATAAGAGTACGACCCTTTCTTTAAATTTATAGTTCCTCGTGTTTCTTCTTCGAGTTCTCGAACCGCACACTGAAGTGGGTTGAAAATCTCTCGTCGGCGACACCCGCCTGTGACAAAGGTCCATTCCTTGTATCTTCGATCTCGAACAACAAGGAAATGCCTGACGTCGTTAATCATACTGACTGGTATCGCCACTGCTTTGTGTCGCTCTCGGGTCGTCATTTACTGTTATTTCCTGAGTAAAAAATTTCTGTAGTTTCCCACGTCTGGGATCATATGTCGCAAGAAACACGAGGCATGCCAAACATGCCCAGAATACCCAGTGCATTTCTATTGGCAACGAATTTAAGATGCGTACAAAAGCCCGCCGGTTCCGTTCTGTATCCGGAGGACGTTGTAGTTTACTGCGTAGAGGTAGGTGGTTGGGTACTTGACCGTCGGGCAGAGGCCGAGGACTCCGTTCGTAAGCACAGGGGGTGTCACGATACGGAAGGTGTCAAGGCGGGAGAAGTTGAGGGTTCCGGTCGGCTGGAGCTTGGACGTGTCGAGGCAGTACGAGATGACAGCCACGTTTGCCGTCGTGTTATTGTGCATGTAGCCGAAGGGCGTGTTGTAGTAGTGGGGAAGGTCGACCCAGTGGGGCAGTCCACGAGACTCACCCACATCCACGCCGTTAATCTGGGTCTTGAACTGGAAGTTGGAAGAGGTCAGGGAGTTGGTTCCGTTGCTGTACAGCTGGGTGTAGTTCACCGCTGGGAAAGCGATAAACTTCACGGGCTGTGCCAGTGCGAGCTCCTGCGTGGGGTTGGTGCCGATGACTGCACGCTGCACCTGGGTGATGAGGAGGTCGTGCGTGGACTTGGCGAACCAGTCGCGCTCCATCTGGTCAAGGTACACAAAGTTGGTCCAGCACTGGAACTGCGTGGATGCATACGTGGGGTTGGTATAGGTGGTCACTCCGAGGTTTCCGGCGAAGGAAATGGTCGTGTTGAGGGGGATAACCACAGGTGCCGAGGTGGTCCATCCCACCACGAGGGTGGAGGTGGCGGGAGTCCACGAGGTGACAGTCACTGGACCAGGAACGGACAGACCGTACACATACTGCCCGGCAGATATGGAGCTGCCGGAGGTGCTCGACACTGAAGTAATGGTAAAGCTTGCAGACGTGGCGGCAGTCACGGCGGGCGAGCTCGACACCTCAGCGGACGCAACAGGAACGATACCGGCCAGCTGCCCAGAAAATACAGAACCTGCGATATTCGAAGCAGCCGTATTGGAGAAAGACACGACCACGTTCGAGAAATAGCCCTGTCCCGACACAGGGGTGAAGGCGTTCGAGAATGACTGAATCACCGCCAGGTTGGCATACACGTTCGACGTGAGTGTGTTTCCCAGAATCATACCTGGGAATATGGGACCGGTCGTCTGGGACAGGGAAACGTTTGCAATGTTCGAGGAGAGAACCGTGTCGGTCACCACGTTGGCAATTGCGTTCGGGACAAAGGAAGAGCCCAGGAAAGGGGAAGTGGTCGAAGTACCAGTATTTACGTTTATGGTGTTATTGAGGTACGTGGACCAGGTGATGCGAATCTCGACATCGTGATACTGAAGGGCAATGAGGGGCAGGCACACGGACCAGTCCTTGCAGAAGAAAAACTTCAGAGGCAGGAAGGTTGCCTTCTGGTTATTTACAGACGTCGAGTTCAGGTTGAGAGGGCGCTGGCTAAAGGTCTGAGCGCCGGTGACGGGCTCAATGTCCGTCATGTACTCAATGTCCTGGGTGTCAACCACCTGGCCACCGATGAGGAGCTCGAACTTGTCAAAGACCTGAGTCCAGTCCAGGTTGGTAATCACTGCGCTATTCGTATCCACTGCGGTGAAATACACATAGCTCAGAAGATCACCCTTTTTCTCAAAACGAATTGTGGAAATTCCACCTGGGGCTGGGGCGCCCTGAATCACCTGGCGCTCCACCGAGTTTGCATAGTGCGTGTACTTGCGATACGTTGACCGGTAAAATGAAATTTCAGGCTTCCCGGTCAGCCATGCATCTTGATCACCGGTTGCAACGAGTTTTACTACACCTCCGCTCATTTATCATTGGTCTTATATTTTTTTATACAGTAGCGAGCGGGGGCAGGGCAACAGGGTTGCCTTCAAGAGCCTGGATGGCTACATCAAGGGAGTGGGGGCTCGAGTAAGGATTTTCGTGTGATTTCCTTTCGTTGAATTTATAGAATCGAGCATCAACATATTGCTGGACCCGGCCGCCTGTAGTTGCGTTGACTGGCCCGACTGGGAATGCCGTGGTCTCTGCACGAAGTTCAGACATGAGACCTATCACATTGATCGGATCATTACGAACATTCATCCGGCCACCGTTTCCTGGCCTGTCGGGCTTCGACCGGTCGCCGCTGGAACGAGTCAGTGATTTATTGGTATAGGCAACTTCGCCACCCTCTGCATAGGGCTGATACACGTTGTACTGTCCGGGACCGTCACTGAGCGTGTCCTTGCGCTGCCCGGTTTGCTGGCGAATAGTGGATCGAGCAGTTTTGGAGAATTCAGGGCGCTTTTCTGGCTTTGTGACTGCGCCACCCTGGCCTTCGGCCCGGCTCTGAATAGGAGGATGGTAAGCAGTCTTGGTCGCCTTTGCCTCGTGGCTCACGAGACCGAGAGGAACGGGACCGCCGTTCGGTACGAAATAGGCAGGGGGTCCGTCGCGACCCTCGAGAGATGTAAGCTTCTCTTCGTTGATATTCGTTGGAAGAGCACGGAAGAACTGGTGGAACCCTCCGGCTGCTGCGACGTTGGCGCCGTAGCCAAGGCCGGGCCCAACATTCATTCGCTCAATAGGCTGAAGATTATTGAGCTTGTTGGTAATGTACTCACGTTCGTACAGATTGTACACGGGCTGACCGTTGGGATACACACGAGTGTCCATCTTCATATCTTGGAGCGACGGAATGGCCTCCTTGGGAGCGAGGCGCCAATCTCCGACACGCCGTCCGAGGTCGGGATTCGTGTTCCGAAGATCAAAAGCATCTTTTTCATGGTCACGTGCATTCGACATGAGATCGAGATCACGCCTGGTTACTGATCGAGTGGTTGCTGGTGCTGTGTATTTAACAATCGAATCACACTCTTCAGTGTCACTCAACTTTTTACCCGCAAACACAAGACCGACGATGGCAGCTATCGCCAAAGGGTCCATATACTATATGAAATTATTTCTTTTGTAAGTAACGTTGTTTGAAACGGTCATTCTGGTCATCCACGTACGTGCTGCGGGGATCCCACCGCATCCACTGGATGGGAACTGTTTTGGGGTCACAGTAATTGTTAGGAAAGTCGTAGGGCTTCTCGGTCATATTCTTGCGCCAAGAAGTTGTGGGCTCTGGGACAAGCTCACTGGTGATTTTTCCAATGTCCTCGAGAGTAATCTGAGCTGGACCTTGCCAAATACCAGTCTCAAGGACATTCGGACTCGTCGTAAGAGTCGGTGCCATTACTATACATAAGGAAAATTAAGTAGAACCACCCGCTCCGTTTCCTCCACGACCGCCACGCATTTGTGTGACTTCTGGGAAGTGGAAGTTGAAATTGTCTGGATCGCACGCGCTGCCACCCTGGTCTTTACACATTGGTGAAAACTTCTTGCCAAATGATGCTTCGGCAAAAGCTGTTTGGTCTCCTGGGATTGTCGACACGGGCATGGTGTAGAAATTACGTTCGGCGTCACGAATTCGCTCAAATGGGTGAATCTTGCTCCACTCTTGCTGGATCTCGGCTCGAACGCTGGGGTACCATGCCGCAGAAGGACGATCCGGGTTGTCGACATACTCATTCAACAGGACATTCCCCATGGGGTTATCTAGGGTCGGAAGAGTCACGTCGGGCTGAAGAATATTGGGAAGCCTGCCGTTTGCAATTGATCTCTTCCCGTCAACAATCATATTGTTCTTTTGGAGATAGTACAATACCGCAATGACCAGTATCCCGAGAGCAAAGACGCGCGGGTCACGCTGAATAAGATATACTATACAGGTTGCATAAATGATAAACCGAATCGTTGAAAGAACCCGCTCTTTTGCAGTCTGTTTTGAATTGGGCCAAAACTTAAGGAGATCATCTGGGGCGAATACTTCCATCCTATACTCTATCGAGATTTTTTGTTTGACTTTTTCTTCGTCTTGGGCTTCTGAGGAGGCTGTAGCATGTTCGCAAGTGGCCCATTCCCTGACATCATCGTGCTGAGCATGCTGTTGACCCCAGCCATCATATTCATCTCATTGTCTCCGCCCATCTTCATATTCTTTGCGCAACTCTCGGCAACCGCCTCAATCTGAGAAAGCGCGTCGGGAGGGAACATATTCAGAGTCATGGCAATCATGTACAGAGACGAAAGCCACTGCCAAATTGCAGTCTTATTCTGCTC